TTACTCTCACGCTGTGGGTCGAAGTCATGTAACAAGTTAGGTCTGAACCTAAGGAACGACACTAACTCTTGGTTGACGTTGTTGTCAGGATTCATTGCCCATCTAGTCCAATCATCAAGCTGTGTTTCTAGTTCTATCACAGTCTCACGATTACGTAGATGCGACAGTATGCGATTAGCACCTGCCCTGTCTGACACTCTGTTGCCTGTTGATATTACTTGCCAACCATCTTTCATCTTACTGCCATGCAATGTCCTTGCTTGACAGATGTTGGCTAATACTTTCTGTAGGTCACTACTCGCCTGATTCCTATCATCAAAGCACAGTATACCTGTGTCAGGTATGTCCGTTCTATCTGCTGATGGAAACCAATCAGGTAGTTTATAGTGGAGTTGGTCATCTCCGTTAGGATACATAATCCCAAAGTCCTCAACCAACATGGTGGGCATGTGCAATTCAATATAGCCAACGCCTAGTTGCTCAGCAACCTGTTGTACTATGCTTGTTTTACCGCCACCTGGAATGCCCTCTATACATAGCGTTCTACGTATAGGGAACAGTGATTGTATAGCATCTGCAAGTTTCTCTGCTCTCATATTAACTCTCCTCTATCAATGTAACGTTTATGGTCAACGCCTTTACTAACGACCTGACCGCCTACTCTAGCCTGTTTGGCTGATGGTTTGTCGTGGTAAAATATAACATTCCCATCACTGTTAGTAACAGGTTTGCCTCCTTTACCCTGACGCAACATGAACAACCTAAGTTTACTCATCACTACCCTCCTTACTTGTTGCCAAGTTTCTCTCTATTAAGAATTTTAAACGAGATGGTTCTGTACCGCATTTAGTAACCATCTTATCAAGATAACGTATAACCTGACGCTCAGCAGTGACGTTAGCCAATGCACCATGATACGTCTGATGCATACTGATAGGTATCCATCTGTCAAGTACGTACTCAAGTACGTAGTATCTATATCCGTTGTCGTAATTCATTGCACCCTCCTTACAATATTCCTAAAGTTACGAACCAACTGTCTTGGTTATGCACCTCGCAGTGTCCGTCTACCTCTACCAGACACCCACATGGGCATCTACATTCATGATTGTTAAACCATTTTTCCAACTGCTCCTCACTAGGTACGTTCTTACTGAACTTCCTATGAAGTAACTCACTCTTGCTGACTGTCATTGTATGTACCCTCCGTATTTAGATTTCATAAACACATCATCAAATGCACTCAATGGCGGTGGCGTTAACAAGTATGCATCTGGAACGCTACCGAACATATGTGGACACGCACCCTCTTGCTGTGACGTGTCAACGTATTGTCCATTCTTTTTCTCCACTACTAAGTTGTCGTTAAATAGTTTCATAGTATCCTCCTTAACAGGATTTGTTTAAAAATTGCTATGTGTTCCGAAGAACCCGACCACCTTGCCACGCCTAGCTTTCCGTGTAAAGTTTCAAATCTATAATAAAGGTACTTAATCTAACTTTACACAGCACTATGTATCGGCAAATGTATCGCACAATGTATTGATATGTAAAGAGATTCTGTTAATAATCTATTTAATCTCTCGGTTACGAAGTAATGTGGCACTCCCTCGATAACATACTATTAGAGAAACATTTTGCTGAGGTAAGGGCATCTGTTATTTACCTATATTATTTAGATTATTTAGATTAATTATATATATGACATTCTCTGTATCGTACCGTAGCTATGGTTATGTCAAGTATCAAACGTCAAGTTACAACGTGTTGTAACCCACTCTATTACGTAGATTATTTAGATTGCCCATGTATCGCACCATGTATAGTTCCCTTTAACCACACATTTAAGGAGGCAGTAAAAGTTTCTATAACTTGTGTCCTATAACGTCCCGCGCAACGGCTTTTAAAGGCTTAACTATTACTTGGTTTTGAAGGGCTATTACGTAACGTACCGCGCTATATAATATATTAATTAAGTTAAATAAAAAAAGACCACCCGAAGGTGGTCAAAGAGGGGAGGTTAGTCTTGATATGCAGTAGCAATAGAATCAATATATCTATTATCAAATACTTCTCTAGCACTACGTAAAGCATCTTCAAAGCCACGATCTTTAAAGAAGTATTTTCTTATTAAGATCTCATGGAATAACTGACGTTGCTTAGTAGTTTTAATTAATTTCGTAGCTTTTAATAGCTCCGCCTTTTGCTCAGTACTGAGCCTTGCAAATTTTTCTTCAGTCATAATAATGTTGGGGGGATTGCTCCCCCCATCTCCTACTTAGGTTTATGTTCCAAGTACTTACGGTTAGGGTTAAGGAAATGATCCTTAACATTCTTTTCCAGTACTTGCTCTTCTGTTAAGAAGCAGTTATTAAGCTTCTTCTCATTTCGCTGATCCTTACGTTTCAGCGATCTTGCTTTAGATTTTTCACTCATTGGCTATTGCCTCCTAAATTATCTAAAGGTTAATCGTTTAGGTCAGGGGGGATTACTCCCCCCGTCCCTACTCTGCTTAGCTGATTTACTTAGCTCTTAATGTTCACACTTAAGGTGTGTGATACTTCTGTTACGAGAAGTCTAAGTCTTCTAAATCAGCGAAATCGCTTTTGACAGCGCTTGGTGCTTGACCTTCAGGATAGCCTTTTAAGCTTACATACCTTCCAGTTTTACCCACTACTAGACTGTTTACATCAATCTTCTTTAAAAGACTTTCAACAGCAGCAGGAGTAACACCTTTGTTCTTTGCAGTTTTATCATGCCAATCCTTATAAAAGTAAAAATCATTGGCATCTAATAAAACGCCCTTGTTGGCCGCTGCTCTACAAGCAGCTTTACAGGCTTCCAGAAGCGACTCAGCATTATTACTGAACCTTGGACGGTCAGCGGCAAAGATATCAAACTTAGCTTGATTCTTTGCACCTTGCCCCCCGTAACACTTAGGGACTAATTCGCCTTTTACTTCTGTTACTTTACCGTCTTCACTAACTACTTTAGACGGGCGCATATCGCATAAAACGATTCGCTTTGCTATTGGTGCTAATATCACCGCAAACTCAGCAGAGCTCGTACAGCTCTTATCATCTATATAACTTGACATAATATATGTCTCCTTAAAAGAGTCATTTAAGAAACAAGTACGAAACTCTCGAAGTACGAGAGTTCCGTACTTCTGGAAGAGCGACCGCTCAACCTGTAAACATCTTCGCATAACTGTACTTATCCGTCAAGTACTTATTTAAATCCTTATAAATCAATAACTTACAGAGCGGAAATCTATAACATTTATATTTCTTATAGGTTTTAAGGCAACAGCACCCCCCCGCCCCACTCGGACACGCCATGACGTTGTGCCCCCATATAAGTAAACCTCTCATTACAAGACCCAAAAAATCAACGTGTAAAGTTTTAAGCACTTGCTTTTTTAATTTTTAACACATATATTTCAATTTATGGATACATTCCCTTTAAAGCATACTAAATGGTCTGACCGATTAGCGTTCGATGTTGCTCTAATGCTTGAGAAAAGCGGGGAGACTGTAGACGAGGTTATCGCCAGACATAAGATTACTTCAGACGATATGTTGACATTTAACCAGGATCCAGTATTCCTGAAGAAAGTAGATACGTATCGAAGCGAAATACAAGAAAAAGGAATAACGTTCCGTCTTAAGGCCCGCGCACAGGCGGAAGAACTCCTGACAACATCATGGACGTTGATACACAGTGCTGAAGTTTCACCATCTGTTAAGGCTGACCTGATAAAATCTACTGTAAAGTGGGGAGGATTAGAACCTAAGAACGACCCTAACCAATTAGAAGCTGGTGCAGGCGGTGTCAAAATTATGATAAATCTGGGTGGTGAGGAGAAGAAGATGACTGTCATAGAGAATGAACCTTTAGAAGAGGAAATGACGGAAGATGAACCTAGAGCCATTGAGTCTGCTTGATCTTTTTTCTGAGCAGTACGAAGGTTTACCAGCAGAACGATTTGACAGACTTGACGATTTTTATTCATTTATTGAAATACTTATGACCGAAGGGTTATCCTTCAGGGTGAAGCTTATTAAGAATAAAAAAGAAAAGCGTAGTCAGATAATGGTTATTCTTATAGAAAACTTTGACAATTATATTGAAAATATAATAGAATTTACAACATCGTTAACTTGCCCGAATTGTTCGGAATCTGTTAACGATGATTATTGGTGTCAAAATTGTGGATATATAAATTGGATGGATATAAGTGGCACTAGACATTGATTATACGCCACCACCTACTGGCAAAGCGTTTATGCAGTCGGACGCAAAAATGCGTACGCTTATGGGACCAGTCGGGTCGGGTAAATCGGTAACCTGCTCATTCGAGATCGTGAGGAGGGCTACCATGCAGGAGCCTAACGAGCAGGGGATACGGAAAACTAGAGCTGCTGTTGTACGTGAAACCGCCAGACAATTACAAGATACAACAATAAAAACTTTCTTGGACTGGTTTCCGCCAGGGGTGTGTGGCACCTACATGCGCACGACCAAGACTTACTTCTTCAAAGTAGGTGATGTTGAGTGTGAAGTAATGTTTCGCGCACTTGACGATGCGGATGACGTAGCCAATCTAAACTCCTTAGAATTAACCTTTACATGGTTTAACGAGTGTAAAGATATACACCCAGAAATTGTAGATGCTATGTCTAAACGTATTGGACGTTTTCCATCTAAGAAAGACGGTGGCCCTACTTGGCATGGGATGTGGGGTGATACTAACCCACCTACTATGGATACGTGGTGGTTTTATCAGATGGAACATCTAGACCCTAAAGATGGGGTAAGTGAAAATGATAATGGGTGGGATGTATTTAAACAACCATCCGGCAGATCAACTGATGCTGAGAATATAGAAAATTTACCTGAAAATTATTACGATACACAGGGTCGTTCAGACGAATATATACGTACCTTTATAGATGGGGAATATGGATTAAGTCTTTCAGGTCAACCTATATATAAATATTTCAGACCTGATTACCATATGGGAAAAGAAACTTTACGTCCTATTGTTAATGGGGTAAGACCTATTGTTATAGGAATGGATTTAGGATTAACACCTGCTGCTGTTATAGGACAGCAGGATCCAAGAGGGAGGGTATTAATACTAGGCGAGGCTGTAAGCTTTGATATGGGTATACAAAGGTTTACACGTACAATATTGAAACCACTTATTATAGAACACTGGTCAGGTGCACCTATTATAGTTGTTACTGACCCAGCTGGTATACAAAGAGCACAAACAGATGAACGTAGTGCTGTAGATATAATCAAAGCAGAAGGGTTAAAAGTATTTCCAGCTAAGACTAATAATATATCTGCGAGAATAAGTGCGGTAGATGACTTTCTTATGCGTCAAGTTGATGGGGACTCAGCATTTTTAGTAGATCCTAGTTGTACAAATTTAAAAGCTGCAATGATGGGGGGTTATAGATACCACCCTAAGAATGGAACTATAGAAAAAAACAAACACTCTCATGTGGCAGAAGCATTACAATATCTTATGATGCATATAAATACAGTAGGAGAAGGAGCGTTATTAACACAAAGACGAGAAGTAAAACAAGTAGCATCAGCAGGCTGGACTTAGATTGGCAGAGGTTATCTCCTACTACACTCATCCCCTTTGCTGATCGGCTCCACTAAGTTTAATAGCTTAGTGGAGTTTTTTATTCATAAATGTGTTGACAAACATATATTTTTCTTTATATATTTGTCATGATGTACACATCTAACTTTCATTTCATTCGGAGGATTAAATAATGCACTGGGATACACCAAAATTTGAAGATATTCGTTTCGGTTTTGAAGTCACTATGTATATTAATAGTAAATAATATGGCAGATACAAAAAAACTTCGTAAAAAAATATCAATTTTACCTCCAGGTTTATCCGGGCATTATTATGATGCCTATAAAGATAAGAGTAGTGGTGTAGGTAAAACAACAACAGTTAGTGAAAATAAACCTAAAAAATCTACAACTAAGTCTAAAAGAAGTCCTTTAAGCCATCAACTAACTCCTACGGTATCTGGTATTTTTCATGCAGGTCCTAAGAAAACTAAAGATAAATCATCAAAGGTAATGTCTAAATCTGGTGCAGACTTAGATAGACATAAAGTTGACAGGACAGTTAAGAAAAGTCCTGATACCCCTAAAATGAGAGGGTATAAAGATAGGTTAGCAACAACTACTGTAAAAACTAAACCTAAATCAATACTAATGTCAGAAGCTATAGATAGAAGGGAAGTCGGAAATAAAGGCAAAAGAAAAGACAGAGTAACTGCTGATAACCCTGGAGCAATGGCTGAGGCATTTCGCAAACGTTTAGGAGGTAATTAATGGCAGATGACTATAAGAATAAAACAACAAGAGCATATTTATTTGATAAAAATTATACATCTTCGGGACATAAGTTAAAAAAAGACCCTAACTTAAAGGAGATACCAACAATCCATCAAACTAGAGGTGCTCAATATATATTTGGTAAGGGTGGAGAAGAAGGATCTTTTTCTGATGCTAGAGAACAGTTTGAAAGGGAATACGGATATTCAACTGGTAGTAGTCAACCTTTTGAGTTTAATGCTTATGGTGATCCAACTTTAACTGGAGCTAGAGGTAGGACTAGATCCCAAAGAGAAAAATTTGTACGTGATAGTAAAAAGGGATTACATTATCAATTAGAAGAAGGTGGTGACACTGCTAGTGGACCTTATAGAAAAGTAGATTACGTAAGAGAAGAACTTATCCCAGACCAAAGGCTTAACCCAACTCATTATGTTAATCCTAATCAGTCTTATAATAAAATTGCGTTAAATCCTCATTGGATGGAAACACATGTAACAGATACACAAACTGGACGGCCTATAGAAAAATTAGGATTTAAAGAAATAAGACGTGAAAGAAAACAAACAAACAGGGAGTTTGTTAGACACCCAAATATTGATAATGAATATATAGTAAAACAAAAAATAGCTGAAACAGAACCTTTTCGTAAAACTGTAGGTAATTACCATCCAGAAAAAGATTTAAGAAGTAGACCTACTGAAGGGATGATGCATACACGGGAACTTTTAAATAAGAAATAATTATGCCAGGATTATCTATACTAAGAGTTGTTGGTAATGACGAGCTTGTAAAGCAAGAAAAAGAACAAGCTGCTAAAGAATTACAAGAACGACAAAATGAACCTTATATTATAGGGCTAACATCATATATACATGCTTGTTGGGATGCTGCTCGTCAAGCTAAAAAGCCTATAGAAAATTTAATGCTGTCTGCTATGCGTCAACGTAATGGAGAGTATGAAGCTGATAAGTTAAGACAGATTCAAGATCAAGGTGGGTCTGAAGTCTATATGATGATTACTGAAGTAAAGTGTAGAGCAGCAGAATCATGGCTTAGAGATATTCTACTTGATACTGGCACACCACCTTGGGATTTAGAAGCTACACCAATACCTGATTTATCTCCTAAACAACAAGCAGAGATACGAGATATTTTTGCTACTAAAATTTTAGGTATTGTAGAAACTACAGGTCAAGCTCCTACTCCTGGAGAGATGGATCAAATACGAGAATCAGTAAGTCAAGATTTTAGATTTTCAATTTTACAGGAAGCACAAAATCGTGCTGATAAAATGAAAGTTAAAATAAGTGACCAATTTGCTGAAGGTGGTTGGGCTGAATGTTTTAATGATTTTATTACTGACCTTGTAACTTTTCCATGTGCATTTATTAAAGGTCCTGTTATAAGACGCCAACGTAAACTTGGTTGGAGTACTGATGAAAATGGTGATGTATTTGCAGAACCTGATGAGGAATTAGCTCCAGAATTTGAACGTGTTGATCCTTTTAATATGTATCCAGAACCAGGTATAACTAATATAGATGAAGGGTATATGTTCCAACATCATCCCCTTTCTCGTATGGAGTTATCTGAACTTATAGGAGTTCCCGGATATGATGAAGACGCAATACGTGATTTATTAGATATAGGTAATGCAACTTCTTGGGTTAACGAAGATGTTAATCTAATGAAGGATGAACAAGAACGTAAGTATCATGCTTTTGATAGACCTACCGAAGTTTACGATGCATTAGAATTTTGGGGTAAAATAAGTGGGAAAATGTTACGTGAGTGGGGTATGGATGAAGATGAAGTCCCTGATGAATCACAAGAATATGATGCAAATGTATGGGTAGTTGGGGATTATATTATAAAAGCAGTATTAAATTATGACCCATTAGGTGAAAAACCATATTGCAAAACTTCTTTTATTAAAACTCCAGGATCATTCTGGGGTAAAGGAATACCAGAAGTTATAGAAGATTTACAAAATATATGTAATGCATCAGCAAGAGCATTAGTTAATAACATGGGAATTTCTTCAGGTCCACAAGTTGAAGTGAACTTAGAACGTATACCTCCTAATGAAGATATAACACAAATGCATCCTTGGAAAATATGGCAGGTTACAAATGATCCACTAGGGTCAAGTTCACCTGCAGTTAAATTTACTCAACCAGAAGATAATGCATCTACTTTAGTAGCTGTATATGAAAAATTTAGTAGTTTAGCTGATGACCATTCAGGTATACCATCATACGTATCTGGTGATCTTAATGTGCATGGAGCAGGACGTACAGCGTCTGGGCTATCTATGTTAATGGGATCTGCTGGCAAAGGTATACGTCAAGTAGTTATGCATATTGATGCTGACCTTATTAAGCCTGTTGTAAATAGACAGTTTATTTACAACATGCGATATGATGAAGATCAAAGTATTAAGGGAGACTTACAAGTTATCCCACGCGGAGCAATTAACTTAGCTGTTAAAGAAACAGTTAATGTCCGCAGAGTAGAATTTCTTAACGCAACTGCTAATGAGTTTGATATGCAGATTATCGGTAAAGATGGTCGTGCTGCACTCTTACGTGAAGTTGCAAAAAGTTTACAAATGCCTGTCGATGAAATTGTACCATCTCGGGAAAAATCTGGAGTTAGTGATAAGCAAGAATTTGCACTTGAGCAACAAACTCAACAGCAACAACAGCCTGAACAAGGTATGCCTACACAACCAGATGGTAGTCCCAAAGGTGGAATGGACGGGAATATAGTGAGTAATAGAGACACTGGAGGTGGAGGTTGATTAGACCAGAACCAAGAATTGTCCATGCTTTAGCTTCAACGGTGAGACAACATCCCGAACTCCTTGATTGGTTAGATGAATGGCATGACCATGAGCTAAAACAATTACCTAACGTAACAACAAACGTGGCACTTGCACAGGGGCGGTGTCAAGTTTTAGGCGAACTCATAAGGGTCGCAAAAGAGTCCCCTGAAGTAGCAGCAAAGTCTATAAAGGCAGCTGTTTAACGCACACCGATAGGAGCGTATTATGACAACATTACCAAAGCAAGTTCAGAAGCAATCTGAGGCAGTACAAGAGTTATATAAAGAACTTAATAGTGAACAGGCACAGGACGAAAGTGCCGATGTTAAAGAAGATGCCGACAGTGTAGAAGAGCAAGCAGTTCAGTCTGAACCACAAGAGCAAGTGGCAGAAGACAACCAAGAAGAAGAAACAGTTGAGCAAAGATATAAGACCTTACAAGGTATGTATAATGCAGAAGTCCCTAGGCTACATGCTGAAAAACGGGATATGGCAAACAGAGTAAGTCAACTTGAACAATTACTTGCAGGTATGCAACAACCTAAAACAGAACCTGTACCTAAAGCAGAAGCACCTAAATTAATAACAGATGCAGATGTAGAAGAATATGGCGATTCTATTGAGGTTATGAGACGTGTAAGTAAAGAAGAAACTTCAGCAGCAGAACAAAAGCTTAAACAATTAGAAAAACAAATTGAAGCTTTACAAACTAATGTTTTACCTAGAGTAGAACAAGTTGCAGCTAATCAAGTTAAAACCTCGGAACAGGCTTTTTGGTCTGAATTATCTACAACTGTACCAGATTGGAGAGATATGAATGATAATCAAGATTTCCAAAATTGGTTATTAGAAATTGATCCTTTGACTGGAATTAGTAGACAAACTTATTTAGAAGACGCACAGCGTAATTTAGATGTAGGAAGAGTTACTAATTTTTTTAATGCTTGGAAAGGAAATAATGGTAGTGAATCTAATGCTCAACCGAATCGGAAGGCTCAATCTTCTAATGAATTAAAGAAACAGGTTTCTCCAGGTAAAGGTAAATCATCTGGTAAACCACAATCTAATTCTAATAAAACCTATTCTCCTGACGATATAAAATCTTTTTTTGATGATGTTCGTAAGGGAAATTATAGGAATAAAGAAGAAGAGCGTGACCGAATAGAACGCGACATTTTTGCTGCACAGCGAGAAGGTCGTATTGTCACTGCAACAAATTAAACAGGAGGCCTTTTAAATGGCATTCGCAACTTCACCGGGACACCCTTCGTATTCCGGCAATTTTATACCTGAAATTTGGTCAGGAAAATTGGTTGAAAACTTTTACGATGCAACCGTATTGGGCGCAATCGCAAATACCGCATATGAAGGCGAGATTAAAAACATGGGTGATACGGTTAATATCCGTACTACCCCTGAGATTACTCTCCGTACGTATGTAAAGGGACAATCTTTAACGGTTGAAAACCCTGACAAAGCCAAACTTCAACTTCTAATCGACAAAGGCGAATATTTTGCTTGCGTTGAAGATGATGTTGACCAAGTTCAGTCAGATGTAAATATGATGGATCAATGGTCTAAAGACGCTTCAGAGCGTATGAAGATTAAAATTGATACTCGTATTTTAGCAGATGTTTTAGCAGATGTTTCAGCTGATAACAAAGGAGCTACCGCAGGACGAATCACCAATAATAATTTAGGTGTAACTAGTTCTCCAATAGCCCTTACTAAATCCAATGTTATTGAAAATATCGTTAACATGGGTACAGTATTAGATGAAGCAAACTGTCCTGAATCAGATCGTTGGCTCGTTATCCCAGCTAAACTGGGTGGCTTGATCAAACAATCTGATCTTAAAGACGCATCTATTACAAACGATGGACAATCTCCATTACGTAATGGACGTCTTGGCATGATCGACCGTTTTACGGTTTATGTTAGCCACAATATATCTTTATCAGGTTCTGAATTTAGTGTATTGGCTGGCCATAAAATGGGAATCACATTCGCATCTCAGATGACGAATATGGAAACCATTCGTTCAGAAACAACTTTTGGTGATATTATCCGTGGCCTGCAAGTTTATGGCTACAAGGTAGTAAAACCTGAAGCCCTTGCAACCTTAGTTTGTACATTATAACCCAGGAGGATTAAGATATGGCAGCATATACAGATAGTACTGGGTTTGATAAAGGCTCAGCAGCCCGTAGTAATAAGGGGCTTCATAAAGTTTATTTACAAGAAGTTACTATGGATTTTGCAAACATAGCTACTGAACGTGCAGCAGCAGGCCTTACGGCTTTAACTGCTTCTGACACAATCCAGATCATGGACATCCCAGCTAATACAGCAGTATTAGGTGTTTGGGGTAATGTTCTTACCGTTGAAGGTAAAACTTACACTCATGATGTTGGTACGGTAGGTGGTGATCCAGATGGTTTTATTGATGCTCTTAATGCAAATGCATTAGGGGTTGGTGCAGCTAGTTTAATAGGTGCACTACTTGATGCAGAAAATCATCATCTTTTCACATCAGCAGATACTATAGATTTAACTATAGGCGCTTCTGGATCAGGTACATGTGTTACTGGAAAAATTCTTTTTTCAGCATTATGTGTAGATGTTTCAGGCGGTGATTCGTAGTAATCATTGATTAGTAAACCGTAGGGGGCGTTAAAACCCCCTACACTTTTAAAAGGAAATATTATGTCAGAACAAATAGATCATAGGGGTATAGCAGTTGATAATAAAAGATGGCTGCGTAATAAAAAGGATGGTGAAATATATGGCTGGAATGAAATTATTGCAGAAAATCCTAATGTTGAAGAAGTAACTGAGGAAGAAGCATTTCCAGAAAAATTTGTGCCTAAAGCACAGAAAAAAAGAAGACCTAAATTAAGCCTTAAAACAAAAAATATACCTGAAGCTCCACCTCGTACTATACCTGAGTTGAGTGAGGAAGCATCTAAGGGACTACCTAAGTGACTCCAGCAGGGATAATTACAGAGGTAAGACGATTACTACAAGATTCAGATACTACTCAAAGATATTCTGATACTGTTCTTTTAGGATTTGTAAACCAAACTTTAAAGCGTACAGCTTTATTAAGACCAGATTTATTCGCTAGGCAAACTACAATGACTTGTGAAACTAATGCTGTAGTACAGTCTGCCCCAAATGATTCTTATCGCATGATGGATGTATTTTCTGTAGTAGGTGGCGGGGGTGTAGTAGAAACTACAAGAGAACAATTAGATCAAGCTAGACCTACATGGGTAACTGATGTTTCAGGTTCTACAGAAAATTGGATGAGAAATTTACGTAACCCAAATAAATTTTTTATATACCCTAAATCTCCAGCTGGTCAACAATTAAATATTGAATATTCACAAACACCAATAGATTATGCATCTGGAGATACAATACTTTTTATCCCGGAAACTCATTTTCCAACTATTGTAGATGGCGCTGTATTTTTAGCTGAGTCTATAGATAATGAACATGTTAATTCAGGACGAGCTAAATTATATTATGATGCATTTATACAAGGGCTATCAGGATCGGCATCTAATAGATTAATAGCTGATAGTGAGTCAGCTGGTGAAAATCAAAAAGATGTTATTGAAGGTCCGTACGGAAAGGTAAGAAGATATGGCTGATAGAACATTTACAGATTTAGTAACAAGAGTAACCCCTAGTGTACCTGGATGCCCTCAAGTTGTAATTGAAGAACATCTACGTAATTCAGCTATAGAAACATGCGAACGTACATTAGCTTTTAGATTTGAGCAACCAACTATTAGATTAACATCAGGAGTTGCAGAATATAATTATGAGACTCCTTCACAAACAGAAGTTCATGCTATTTTAACTGCACGTGTAAATGATAATCAAATAAAGCCAGTAACTTTAGAACAGTTACATGATTTATATCCTAAATGGCCAGATAATAGTACTGATGAATTAGCTGATCCTAGATTTGTAACACAACTTGATCCAGATAATTTTGCTTTAGCTCCTATACCAGATAGTACTACGACATATGATGTTGATATGTTGTTAGCTTTAAAGCCTTTAAGAAGTGCCACAGATATGGATAAAACTGTATTAGATGAAATTGAAGATGTAGTTGTACATGGAGCATTGCAACAACTATTAGTATTACCAGAAAAATCATGGAGTGATAGAGAACTTGCAGCATATCATGCTAAACAATTTCTTTTTAAACTTTCAGAACGTAGAGCACGAACTAACTTAGGAGCAGCTAGAGCGTCTATGAGCATACAAATGAGACCATTAGCGTGAGGTAATTATGGCAGACGTTATTAAAGTAGTAAAAGGAGATGAAAAACCGGATGTAACATTAACACTAACAGATGATGTTAGTGGGGCTGCTATAGATTTAAGCGCTGGCTCTACTGTAGTTACTATAAAATTTAGATTATCGGGGTCAACTACTACATTAAGTACTATATCTACAACTAAATTAGGCGGTGGAACAGGAGGCCAAGTATCTTTTAACTTTGGTAGCGGGATATTAGATGTAGATCCTGGAATGTATGAAGGACAGATACAAGTTGCTTTCGGTTCAGATATACAAACTGCTTTTGATTTACTTAGATTTAGAGTTGCAGAGAAATTTACATGATTAGAGCATCATACGTTCTTACAGGATCTATTGCAGTTGCATTTGCTGTATCTGGAATACTAGGTACACCATCAACTCCTAGAATAAAACATACTAATAGTTTTACGTATTTTGTACCTAGTGCAAGTATATTAGTACCTACTACATTATTTGGTGGTGCAGTAACAATTACAGATACTGAACATAATGACGTAATTTATACTATAACTAAACCATTAGCTGATACTGCTTCAATTAGTGAAGCACCAGCATTTACTTTTACAAGAAGTGCATTTACAGATTCAGCAACTGTTACAGAAGCTAAAATTATAGCTACTACATCAACAGTAGATACTGATTTATCTGACGCAGATGTAGATACAGACCCTGTATCAGTATCAGAAGCTTCTGTTCTTACTATACAACCTGCTTTTAGTGATACTCCTATAATTAGTGAATCCCCAGCATTTACTTTTTCAAAGGGTATGCCTGGGGGTTCAATAACTCCTAGCGAAGCTACAGCTATTACTACTACTAAAGTAGATACAGATTCAACAACTCCTAGTGAAGCTGCAGTTTATGCATTTACTAAAGTGGATACAGATTCAACAACCCCTAGTGAAGCTTTTAGTGTTACATATTTATACACAGATACTTCTGATAGGACAATTAATGGGCATTATTTTAATGAAACCCCTATACGATAAAGAGGAAATATAAATGATTAATGATAACCTTAATGCATTAGGCGAACTTAGACTCGTCTTAAAGAATGAGGAAGGGGAAGTAAAAGAAGATATTACTGTCCCTAATATTATAACTACAGCCGGTAAAACTCATATAGCTTCACGTATGCAGAATGCATCAGCAACTGCGATGTCTCATATGGAACTGGGAACTGGTACAACTAGTCCAGCTGCTGGTAATACAACATTAGAAACTATAATAGGTAGTAGTCGTACAGCTTTAGCTTCATGGACTGCTAGTACTAATACTATAGTTGCGACTTGTACTTTTGCAGCTGGAACAGGAACAGGAGCAGTTACTGAAGCAGGTATTCTTAATGCTTCTTCAGGCGGTACTTTATTGGCGCGTACAACATTTTCGGTAATTAATAAAGCAGCAGCTGATTCACTTACAGTTAGCTGGACTATTACAATCAGTTAGAGGATAAAAATATGACAGTACAATTTGCAAATAACGCTTTTAGCACTCTGGCTGCAGGCATTAATGACTCAGTTACAACTTTAGCAGTAGCTTCAGGTCATGGAGCGAGATTTCCAACTATAACTGGCTCTCAGTATTTTTATGCTACTCTTATTGATTCATCTAATAATTTAGAAATTATTAAAGTTACAGCTAAAAGTGGTACTTCAGATACGTTTTCCACAATAGTTAGAAACCAAGAATCGTCAGGTGCTAAAACATTTTCTACAGGTGATCGTATTGAACTACGATTAACTGCGTTAGGCCTAAATGATATAGCAGCTGAAGTATATTCAGATTCTGAATTTAGAGTACAAGATAATGGTGATGCTACTAAACAGTTAGCATTTGAATGCTCTGGTATAACTGGCGGTCAAACAAGAGTTGTAACTGCACAAGATTCAAATCTTACTATGGCCGGAACAAATATAACCCAATCATTTAGTAAAGCACAACGAGGTACGTTAGTTACATTATCATCTAGTAGTAATGCTACAGCAGTAGATTTTTCACTAGGTAATAACTATACATTAACTTTAGGTGAAAACTCAGCTTTAACTAATCCTTCTAACGAAACAGCGGGTCAGGCAGGTAGTATTCTAATAATTCAGGATGGTACTGGTAGTAGAACTTTAAGCTACGGTTCTCATTATTTGTTCGCTGGCGGGACAGATCCAACATTAAGCACAGCAGGAAGTTCTGTAGATAGACTAGATTATTTTATTCAAGCGGCCGATAAAGTACATTGTGTATTAACTAAAGCATTAGCATAATATGGCAATATTTGGAAATAATATTCTAGCAGGTGCAAGTGGGACGACTGTAGACACAGGGGCTGACGTTGGAACATACACGGGTAAAAGTTTAGTCTTTAATAAACCTAGTAACCATCGTTTAAGTAAAACATGGGGTTCTGCTGCATCTGACTTAGATAAGTTTACAATTTCAGTATGGATTAAAAGAACTACTGTAGATTCAGGCTCTACACAGTATTGGCTATTCGGAGCAGCTTCGCCTAAAGAATCAAATATCAGGATTCAAGCCGATAAAATTTATGTTCACCTAACAGGAAGTAACTATGATTTTACTGGAACAAGACTGCTAAGAGACACTTCAGCATGGTATCACCTCGTATTCAGATATGACTCAGACGAGGGTTCGGCAGGGGATAGACTCAGATGTTATATTAATGGTGAATTAGAAACGTGGGCATCAAGTTCTACAATACCTAGTGGGCAAGACAATGAATTTTTTGCTAATAGTGCACCAATGCAAATTGGTAATGATGTTTCTGGCGCAAATGACTTTGACGGATATATGGCAGGCTTAAATGCTATTGACGGAGCATCTCTTGCTCCAACAAGTTTTGGTGAAACATCTAGTGACACTGGTGCCTGGATTATAAAAGACTATTCAGGCAGTCATGGCAATAATGGTTTTTATTTTGATTTCTCTGATACTGATTCAACAACTGTAACTGATAATAGTGCTAATTCAAATACTTTTACTGCAACAAATTATAGTAGTGATGTTGATGCTTCTTATACAGGAGATACGCCTGTTGATAATCATGCAACTTGGAGTGCCATACATAAATATGGTGGGTCAGGGTGTGCAGCAGTAGAGGGATTATTTAATGGTAACAGACTATGGGAAGGTCCTAATGGTGGCGGACAAAATATTGGAGTCTCTTCTTTTTCTGTTGATGCTAGTGAAGATACTTTTGTAGAATTTAAAATTGATGCTGTTGGTAATACTGCTACTTGTATTGGTATTCTTCCAGAAGGTGAAACGGAAATTTTTCAATATTCTCAACCATCATTATACAGTGGCGGTGGGGCAACAGGGGCACATTGTTATATTGCTGATGGAGATAAATCTTTAGCAGGTGCTACTAATGCCACGTATGGAGATAGTTATACAACGAATGATATTATTGGAATGAGAATAAATAATGGGTCATTATTTTTCTTTAAAAATGGA